GGTGTGGCAGGAGGATGTATTGTTCCGTTGGCATTAATAGAACTACAAAAACTCCTTGACACTCACAATGTAACATCTAAAATCATAAATACTGTGCATGATTCTATCGTACTAGATATATTTCCAGGGGAAGAAAACCTTGTAGCTAAGTTGACACATAAGGCTATGACAGAGGTGGATAAGCAGTTTGAAGATGTCTACAACATAAAATGGAATGTGCCATTAGCAGTGGATATAGAGATAGGAAATAATTGGTTAGATATGGAAACTTTTTATTTGACTAACTAAAAACAATGTAGTATAAATTATACTTTATGAAAGGAGGTATTGATGACATCATTACCCACAGTAACCGCAAAAACTTCATTTGAAGATATTGCAAAAGTAATAGGTCAAGAGTTACCAAGTGAAAACACTGGTATATCTACACATCTATTCCTTAAAATAAATAGAGACCACGAAGATGATGAGGGTAGAAGTATCCCAGCAGGTTCTTGGTCTATAACGCTACCAGATAAAACTGTGTATGCGAAAGAGATTGATTTACAAGTTTTCGTGCAAAGGTATCAGTATGTTCACTATGATGCTGAAGCAAATGAATTTGTAAACAAATCAATTTTGGCTAAAAACCTTTACCCCCAAACAGAAGTTCCAGACATCATGGGGACTATGAGGTGTGGCTCAGTGCCAGCTAGTCAAAGAGAGGGTTTGTCAGCAGACCAAGCACTTTTACAGAAATCCATCAAGTGCTTTAGAATGCTATATGGCAAAGTCTCGTTAATAGATGCCGTTGACCATGAAGGTCAAAAGGTGGATGTAGGAGATTTACCTGTCCTATGGAGAGCCAGAGGTAGTAATTTTATGCCTATCTCAGTTCCCCTTGATTCACTATCGGCACAAAAGAAGCCGTTCATATTCTACAAACTGAGAGGTTCGTTAGAGAAAAAGAAAAATGGTGGCTTGGTATATTATGTCGCAGGTTTTAAGGTGTCTGAAGGACCTGCCGATTTCACACCAGACGACCAGTCTTTACTAGAACACTTTATGTCTAATATTGATGGTGAAAACAAGCAGGTAATGGCAGAGTATGATAAAGCTCTTATTAGTAAGGGTGATTATATAGATGCCGAGAGTTCTCCAGTAGATATTTCTGGGGATAATGCTCTGAATGACGACCTACCAGAAGACATGAGAGCATGAATAAAGTTGAAGCTGCCCTACTTTCTTTCCTTTCAAAGGCAGCTCAAGGCGAGGCAGAAATGCCTCGTCACATTTTAGAAGACTTTGGCAAGTCCGCACAAAAAGCCTTAGAAAAACAATTCACAAACGAAAACAGAGATTTTTATTTACGAATGAGTAATGTTGGCAGACCTTTATGCCAACTACAGATGCAAGCTAAGAACGTAAAGCCAGAGACTCCAACATATGATTTTAAGATGAGAATGATATTAGGGGATGTAATAGAAGCCTTAGTTATATCCCTATTAGAAGCGGCAGGAGTCAATGTAAAAAACAAACATAAAAAAGTAGAATTAAAAGTAGACAAAAAGAACTCAATAACTGGAGAGTTCGATATTGAATTAGATGATGGCATATATGATATAAAAACTGTATCTCCATATGCTTTTGAATATAAATTTAAATCAGACAATGCGTTTGAGAGAATAAAAGAATCCGATTCATTCGGTTATGTATCTCAAGGGTTGGGATACGGAATGGCTAACAAAGTCCCTTTTCGTGGGTGGTTAGCAGTAAATAAATCTACTGGTGAAATAGCAGTAGCTGAAGCAGTAGACAACAAAGAAGAAAGAGAGAATGTTTATGACAACATACGTAAAGTGGTCAAAGCGATATCCAGCGACAAACCTTTTCAACGTAGCTTCACCGACAATGAAGAAGTTTATTATGGAAAACCTACAGGAAACCGCACCTTGGGCATTGAATGCAGTTATTGTCCCTACAAATATGACTGTTGGGGAAATATTGAGTTCAGACGACAACTCCCAAGCAAAGGCAAAAACCCAAAATGGGTATACTACACCTACATCTCAGAAGAGTGGCAGGACAGACTTAACGATAACTCTTAAGGAAGATAATGGACAAACAAGTCATAAAATCTTTAGAACGTCTGACGAAGATGCGAAAGACTTTATCGACCAACTCAACAACGAAACAGAGTTCGTCACCCTCACAACGTCAGAAAAGACAAGTTATACGTTCCCAAAAAAAGCTATCTACAACATTAAGTCAGAAAAAGAAGATGAGCCCAAGGTCAGCAAAAGCAAAGGGAAGAAAACTTCAGCAATGGGTAGTGGAGAAACTACTAAGTCTAATGACTAATCTAACTAACCTGGACATCAAATCGACTCCTATGGGAGTAAATGGAGTTGATGTCCAACTTTCTTCACAAGCACTAAAAAAGTTTCCTTACAGTATAGAGTGTAAAAACACTGAAAGAACACGGACTTTATATAATTACTATAGACAAGCATGTAGTTATGAAGAGTTGGGAGAACCCGTAGTTATTATAAAGATGAATAGAGAGAAGCCTCTTGCTATAGTAGATGCAGAACATTTTATAAAATTAGGTATTAAAAATGACTAGACCACATTGGGACAAAATGTCAGATGATTCATTTAATAAAGTATTAAAATTAATAATAATATTACTTTACGCATATGCAGTATACGCAGTATTTGCGGAGCTTATAGCATGAGAAAATTAGTTTACAATTTATGGGAAATGGTTATGAACTATGAACATAATCCTCTGAAATACATACCAGATTTAAATGCTAGGCATATGGTTATGCAAGTATTAGCATGGATGTGGTGTGTGGCATTTTCTATGTATTTTGGAAGTATGTGGGTGTTCGGCATAACTGCTATTGCTCACGTATTTATTCTGGCTGCTATTGTTATAACTGTTGCTACGTTTGAAACTGCGAAACGAAAACCAACTTTCTTTTTAAGAAAAGGGTATCATACTCCTAGCAGAAGTAGATATATGTATTACAATGGAAAAAGATTTAAATATGACCCAGACGATGTAGGAGGAGAACATGAGTAAACTAAGTTTAAACAAAGGTGATTCAGCAGTTATCATAAGACATAAAGACCAAGGATTTGATATAGAAATTTATCACAAAATGGACAAAAAATTATTGACAGAAGAAGATGTTATGTTTTATGCTCTTTTAACAAGAGGAATGGCATATGGAGCAGTCAATTACACAGATGACGTACTTGAAGACGGAAGAAGTAGTTTTGATGATACCATGCCTTCAGTCACTATACATTAGAAAGGATAAAAAATGGGGATGTACAGAGAAGCTATAAGAGAAAGATTTAAAGAAGTGAGAGAACAGTTGGAACAAGAAAAAGAAAGTCAACTTAAATTATTCAAAGAACACGACAATGTTAATAGCCCTGCTCATTATAATGAGTTCGGTATTGAGTGTATTGATGCTATAGAAGCCGCCACTGGTGAAGGCTTTGAGCATTATTTACAAGGAAATATATTAAAGTACTTGTGGAGATATAGATACAAAGGAAAGCCTTTGGAAGATTTACATAAGGCACAATGGTATCTAAATTACTTAATAGATATTACAGATGACAAACAAGAGAACCCTAAATCATAAGATAAACATAAGAATAGTAGCAGTAGCAGACCAAGAAGAAATATGTCTTGATAGCGAAGAGATACCTTTTTTTGTAGAAGAACAACTACAAGATTTACTCCACGAGATTTCGGGATTGCAAGTAAAAGATATAACAGTGAGGATAATTAGATGAACAATGTAACATTACCAACATACTACCAACAATTCATTCACAAATCTAGGTATGCTAGGTGGATAGATGATGAGAACAGAAGAGAAGAATGGCACGAAACCATAAGTCGTTATATAGATTTTATGGCTAAACATTTGAAAACAAAGCATAATTTTACTTTAGATGAAGAAGTAAAAGAAAACATAAGACAAGCTATAATGCATCAAGAGGTTATGCCTTCTATGAGAGCCATGATGACGGCAGGTAAAGCATTAGATAGAGATAATACTGCAGGGTATAATTGTTCTTACTTACCTGTTGATGACCCTAAAGCATTTGACGAAGCTATGTATATCCTTATGTGTGGAACTGGTGTAGGGTTTTCTGTCGAAAGAAATTTTATAAGTAAACTTCCAGAAGTACCTGCTTTACTTTTTGATACAGAAGAAACAATAATTGTCAAAGATAGCAAAGAGGGATGGGCAAAGGCATTCCGTAAGTTATTAGCTTTACTATGGGCAGGGGAAATACCTAAATGGGATTTAAGTTTAATTAGACCTGCAGGAGCTAAATTAAAAATATTTGGGGGTAGAGCATCTGGACCTGCACCTTTAGATAATTTATTTAGGTTCACAGTTAAAATATTTAGGGATGCAAGTGG